AATTAGTTTGTATATAACAATCGCCATCGTCAGCATCTTGCCATTTTTTTATCAAGAATTGATCACCATGTCTCTTTAGTCCTTTTTCAAGTCCTGGAAAAGCGGACTTTAACGCATATTCAACCCCGTAAAGAGTAATCATAATCCGTGTTGTTCACAATACTCTGTTAGAATGCGTTCGCGATGCCATTCGCTACCCATTGGGGTATCAGCAAACTCGTGAAAACTTGGCGTGCCTAATGTGTAATGCAACAGTTTAGCATCTGGGTTTTCTCCATATTCATCCGGAAGCCAGTTCCATTCTGCGGGCAATTCACCAATGCGTTCGTCTTTGATCCAGGTAAATCTATGTAACTCTGCACCTGTTGCGTTTTGCACAAATTTAGGTGTTACTTTTCGGTTAGGATGACTATTGCAGTTCCAAAGTATAACGCTTGACCAATTTTTGCGTGGATAGTTTTCGTTTTTACTACCTAGGTATTTGGTTTGCATTTTTGTTTCGTAATCATGTTTGACTACCATTACGTCTTTATCAACTTCGCGCAAATCCCAGAGTTTAACAATATCATCACGCACAATCATATCGCCATCCATAAAGATAGCCCAACCAATATAGTCCATTAGATGGGGTACTAGAAAACGACTATATATAAAATGATTGCTTCCGTCGGTGTGTGTTTCACTATAATCATCAAACAGATTTAATGCAAGTGGGATAATACTTACTGGTTTACTTGCGTGTCTAATAATACTATTAGCACATGTATGATAAGCAATTGCTTCTCTTGGATCGTATCCTATAAAAATTGGAATTGGTTTCATTGTCTTTCTATGTCGTCCTCGTTGCACGCGGCACCATATTGTATTTCAACCACACGCAACGGTTCTTTGAAAGGATTAGTTAATTGGTGCCATCCTTCAACCGGTATATGTGTTTCTTGGTGTGCATCAAGAACCAAAGACGGCAATTGATATCCGCTGTCAGTTTGAGTATTAACCATGGCACGGCCTTCACTGACAATCCAGTACTCAGAACGGTTATGATGTCGTTGCATACTCAGGCTTTTTCCTGGCTCGACCGTAAGTTCTTTAACTTTCATTCCTGGCACTTCGTGTAGTACACGATAATATCCCCATTCACGCACAGTTTTAGGTGCTTTCCATTCTTCTAGTATCCAGCTACTTGAGTTTGCTTTGTCTTCTCCGCCAACGCCAAACACAAATTCTACTTCGTCAAACACCATTTCTGGAATATTTTGTTTAGTACGATCGCCACCGTTGGCGAATACAACACCTTCAAATGGATACCAACTGTTTGGATTATTGCAAACTTCGAGTCCATGCTTGATTGCGGCACATGCAGATCCGTCTGAATCATCAAATGCGATAACTTCATCCACACAGCCAAGTGCTTGAACAATAGCAGCACGTTCATGCCACGGCATAAACGCACGTCCTTTTTTACGAACGAGCCAGTCGTCAGAATTTACGCCCACAATTAAGTAAGCGCCTAATTCTTTTGCTGCTTCTAGATAGCGGATGTGTCCGCTGTGGATAGGGTCAAACCCCCCGGTTGCTACTACGATTTTCATTGTAGTATTTATTAACTACACAGTTAATGATTAATCTTCACCAAACCAATGTAGACTGCGATCAAGCCATTCTAGTTCAAGATCTTGCTGACGCAAGTAGCCAAAACGGTTAATACTTGCACAAGCACTTGGCGGCAATAATTCTGTTTCTGCTAGATGATACCAGCGTGTAGTACGTGGATCAAAAGGTTCTATATCTGTTTTATATGCAATTGCTTTAATCCATGGATCGCTGGGGTATTTCTGCATAAATGCACAATCAAAACCATTGATTGCTAGCATGTGTAATAAACTAACTGTGGTAAAATTGTGATATGCGTAATCTGGTTGAGTAATGGATAACCTAGTATATTCTACTTCAGTGTATGATGGAACTACCATGGCCAACATGCCGCCTGTACTCAACAAATTACGCCAACGTTTTAGTGTTCCAAGTGGATCTAACGCATACTGAAAACTGTTATTTGCCCATATAACATCGTATGGCTTTTCTTTTTTGTGCAATTCTAAAGTTTCAAATTCTGATTTACGATAGGTAATGTTTTTATATGGTCTAATATCTGGTACATTATCTATTAAGTCAACGCCCACACAACGAATGTTTAATGGTATAAAATCTCCATTGTCGTCTTCCAGCGCACGTGTTGCCCACCAAATTAAGTCTTGGCCGGTACCGCATCCCATGTCCAGCACAGAATCAACACTTTCCATGAAGCTATCATATGAACCCAATAGATCCAGTGTTGATTGCCCAGGATTAAAGTGAGACATCTTCCATTCCTGCTGTTCTTAATTTAACAATATGACCCATTTGCCATTGTTTAGTATCTAATCCTTTCATAATACCTAACCAACGATTACGCAATAATGCTACCTCATTAATAAGCATTTCCATGTCAATTACTTCACCTTCGCCATCGACATACTTTTCAGCGTCGCGACTAGTTAGCGCACGTGCATAACCTTCGAGGTATTTTTGAAAATGCTTACGTCTAATTTTGCGCAATTCTATATTGAGATAATTTAGCACAGCTTCAATTTCTTGAAGCTGGTTAAATCTGTGTTCAGTAACACCTGGCAATAGTTTAATATTGGTTTCGACATTGCCCCCAATACGAACTTCTCGTTTGGCTTCCTGTAATTCATCGTTATAGTAATCGATAAATGAAGGAAGTTCACCAAGATTTTTTGTTACTTTATTATACCACATGCGTTAGCCATGGAAAAGTTTGTTTCCAATCTAAATTTCGCCGACGATCCATTTCGTTCAAAAATATTTTTAATCGATTAATCTCATCACTATTTCTTTCATGCGTATTGATTTCTTTATGAATACCAGACATATATTCCAGTGCTTGCTGTTGTTGCCATGTTTCAGTTTTCATACTGTTATAAATGTTTTTAAAATCGTTGTCAAAAAATCCTTTACCAAAAATTTTAGGGTGTAAACAATTGTGCGTGAATACAGGTGTTGAAAAATAATGTTGTATTGGTCTATTAAAAGAATTAATATAATCAATTAATTGAAAAGTTGTTTTAATAGCAAGGCCGGTAAGTGTTTGATTAATATTCAGTGTGATCCAGTGTTCATTACACAATAGTTCAAAATTCTTCTTCCATTGTTCTAGATCTAATCCATGCCTAACATATTCCTGTTCTTTTCCAAAACAATCAATACTTGCTGTTATGTCAAATCTTTTAATTTTTTGCTTATCAAGTAAATCTTTAACAAAGTTAATGTACCTTAATAATTTATTAGTAGGAACCATTAAATTTGTAACTATGTTTAATTCAAGATTTTTGTTTGGATTCTTATTAAAGAATTCTAAGCAATAATCAAATTGAGGTTGAATTAATGGTTCGCCGCCCAATATATGAAGTCGTCTAATGTCTTGGTTATTAGTTTCTAACCATTCCCAAAAAGCAGCAGTAATCTTCTCTAAATCGTCAATTTTTTTGGCACGATTATCAATAACAATACCATCTTGCTCAAACCTACCAAATTTATTGTTCTCGTGTTCAATTTTAGTACTAAATCCATCCCAGCAATAAACACAAGATAAATTACACACATTATCGAAATAAATTTCAACAATCCTGGGTGTTACCACAACACTGTTAATATCATCATCCAACTCTTTGGGATATAAATTTGGTATTTTTAGTTGAAACAAGCGGTCAGATACTCCACCTGCATCCTCAATGTTACGACAATATTCGCACCCTCCTGTGGGCCATTTACCTTCTAACATTAACTTTCGGTCATTGATCTGTTTTTCGGTATTGTGAAAGTCTTCGAAATTTTCGAAACTAATCACAGTTCCATTAACACGGTGACAACTGCTTGTATCCCCCAAGGGCAATCGAACTGTACTCCACGTCCACTTGAGTTGACAAGCAGTTTCCGTTTTTATTGGAAAAAATTTATCCACGTTTAGTAATTGTCGTTATCGTCGTCGTCTTCGTAAAAGTCGTAATCTTCGTCGTCTTCATCTTCGTATACTAATTCTTCATCTGCATACTCTGCAAGACTTTTGATAACATAACTATCTTGTGCAACTGCTGCAATTTCACTGGCATTCATTCCATTTTCAATTAATACCGCTGCAAAATCGTCTGCTGCTTGTTGGAAGCCGCCGCTAATATGCGGACGCAATGCTTCCCAAATTTCAATAGCCAAATCAGGACTCATATTCTTCTTCTGCTCCTAGTGAATCAGCAACATCTTCAATAATGTCATCAACAACATCATCTACTGTGTTTACTTCTTCGTTACTTATCTGTTCTTCAGCAAAAGCAAAATCTTGCATGAGTCTGTCAAGAATACCATCATCATTAGTTTCCCATGCTTTGCGGAAAGCAAGCACTTCTTCGCCCGTTGAGCGTTCTACAAAGCGCAAACGATTGCCCGATTTGGTAAGCAAACCTTTCTTTTCTGCTAGATCAACTAGCCCCGAGTACGGGTTCATGCCAGTTTCGTACGGAATCTTAACCTGCACAGCTTCAAACGGTTTTGCGTAGCGAGTTTTCATTACTTTACACGCAGCACGAATGCCTTGTACTTCAGAAGTCTTGTTGCCGTCTTCATCTTCCTTGAGCTTGAGTTTACGCATTGCTACTACAATAGAACTTGCGTAGATAAAGCCTTGACCTCCTGAAATCTTATCATCTGGGTCAAACATATCTTGCGATGCGTAGGTATGATTTGTTGCTACAAGACCTACATTATAAGCACCAATCATGTTTACAGTGTTGCGAACAAGTGCCGTAAGTGCCTTGGGTTTACGTCCCATGTCGCCTTTCATGTCGCCCTTTTCAAACTGGTCGACGTCTGTTGGTGTTAACAACATACCCAGCGAGTCAATAATAAACAACACCTTTGGACGTTCGTCTTCGGGCATTGCTTTATAATCTTTCATAAACATTGAAATAGTCTTAGCAACATCATCGATCATGCTCATGCTAAGTTTTAATAATTTATCTTCGCTTGTATCCACGCCTAGTGCATGCAACCATGCTTCGTCGAGTGCATTTTCACTATCAATCATTACAACAAAGATGCCTTGTTGCTGTGCGTGTTTGGCAATGTTGCCGGATACAAAGTAGGATTTACCTGCACCTGATTCACCTGCAAACACCGTAACCTTACCCATGGGAACACCTTTGTGGAAGTCTCCAGAGATAAGGTAGTTGAGTGCATAGTTGCCTGTTGAAACCCAATCGGTTGGGTCGTTAAATCCAATGCTAAGTCCGTCAATAGATTTTGTAATGTCTTTACGGAACTTGCTTACGTCAAATGGTTTAGCCATATTTTTTACCTTTTTAAAAATGTATTATACACGATCTATTCAAAATGAGCAAGATACTTTTTATATCTACCACTAAAGTAGTGGTCATAATTATATTCAATATTGTCCTGTTCAAGATGATACAAATCTCGCCAATCATCTACCGACAATGTTGAAAATTTTGATACGGTCTCTATTAATCTAATCAAACGTTTAACTGGATTTTTTATTGTATCAAACGAGTAATCAAAAATTGTATCATATAGTTTAAAACCATAATATGTTTCTATATGTTTATGCCATCCCGGCTGTGCATATGCTAGAAATAAGCCTCGGGTTATAATACTATACAAGAACTTCTCAGTAACAAACGGATAATAACTAGTTGCTAGTGTTTCAGATACAATATGTAAAAAACTACCTGTTAACTTATCTTCAAGATTGTAGATATTGTTTTTATGATCGTATTGAACATGTCCAAATGAATACACAATATTATTAAAATCGTTATCGTTAATGAAAAATTTACGATATAATAATATTTCGTTATTGGTTAATTTTAAATTTTCTAAATGCGATGTTATCCAATCGTTGTCGTAGGTAAAGTTTTTACTTGAATATTCAGGATCAAAAAAATTCTGATTATTTAATATCGATGATAATAGTTGTCTACTAACATGGTCAGAGCCATTAAAACTACAGATAAAGTTTTTGTATTTAATTTCTGGATGTACATTATAGTTCTGGAGATCTTCCCAACCGTTTCCGCCGACTAACCGTTCTAAATACTTGAATTTAACATTTTTTATTTTAAAACTATCAGGAAATACATACGCAGTATAAATTGAGCTGATATTATTATCAACTGCTAAACTAATAACCTGATCTAATACAGTTGAATGCAAATTTTGATCAAAACCACCAAGATGATCTCCTATGAGATATTTGTTAGGTTTTACAATCAAACCGCAATGGTATTTGTCGATAACAACCATAAAGCAAGATTCTCACCCTTTTTTCAAACAATATAGTAGATTGCCAAAGGCAATAAACTCTAAAATAATTAGTAATTCGATCATGCCTGTCTCCAAAAAGAAAGGACTCAACACCCGAGAAAGACCTCGGGTGTGAGTATTATACCCTTAAATTATGAGGACTGCC